CAAGCCGAACGATTAAAGTATTCAATTAAGAATTTACCCTTTTCCTCCGTAATCGGTTGTCCGTCTAAACCCTGGAACCACTCATGAACTTTATACTTTGTGGTATCCTTTTCTATCACTCTTTCAAGTGCAAGAAACTGTGTGAAACCGTTCTTCCAATCAAGAACAACTCCATCAATATCAATTAGAATTAATTTGCTGTCTGACATTAAATTTTAATCCCTGTTGTTGCTTCTGTATATTTTGATGCCATATCCTTTTGTGTTTGTGTAAAACACAATATACTAGTCTTTGGCATAGTAATATCTGCATCAGGATCGCCAGTCATCATAAATGCTCCTAAAACCATTCCTTGTGGACTTTGTAATAAACTTAATGGTTTGTGTAACACATAACTATCATCGTGGTATTTTTGAATCCTAGCAATACATTCTTCACCAGTTACTAATTTTACTGATACTGTATCGCCTTCTTTAATTGGTGATGTAATTTTTAACATATATTATTGACCGTGTCCTGTTCCGTTAAATCCTGTTTCTTCTACATATTTGGCTAACTCGTTGTAGCCTCCTATATACTTACCGTTCAGGATAATTTGTGGGACTGATCTTGGTTGTGGTAAACCATTTGCTTTAAATTCTTCTGTAAGTTGTTGTACTGAAATATCTGAACCAACTTGAATTGATTCAAATTCAATGTTTAATGTTTTTAACAAGTGCTTTGCTTTATCGCAAAATGAACACATTGGTTTTGAATATACTACTGTTCTGCTCATAATTTAAATCCTTTGAATGTGTCTTTTTCTACGTCTTGTTTGACACCGCCGATAATGTAAGACTCAACTTCAGTCTCTTGCGGTGCAACCTGCAAGCCTGCTGAACTTAACCAATGCTGTGTCCAAGGTAGTGGGTTAGTATTAAGTGGACGATCATACAATGTCTTTAATCCAAGTGCTTTCAATCTCTTGTTAGCAATGAATTCTACATAAGCGTGTAATAAGTTTTCATTCAATCCAATGATTGAACCATCTTTAAACAAGTAATCTGCCCAACGCTTTTCTTCATCAACACAGTCACGCCACATTTGATAAACTTCTTCTTCACACTCTTTTGCAATCTTAACAAAGTCTGGATCATCGTTTCCTTTTGCCCAGTGCTTGAGAATGTGTGTACTCAAGTTTAAGTGTGTTGCTTCGTCACGTGCAATTAATGAAATAATCTTTGCTGAACCTTCCATAAGTTTAAGTTCACCAAACGCAAACGTACAAGCAAAGGATACATAGAAACGTAAACCTTCTAAAATGTTTACAGTCATCATTGCTTTGTACAACGACTTCTTAACATCATAGATAGTGCCTTTACCATTATGGAAATAGTCGTCAGCAACTCTATTAAATTCGTCATAGTGTTTAGTAACACTTTCTGCACGTTCAATAATTTTTTCGTCATCTAGGATAGTATCAAAAACATCACTAGGGTTTGCATAAACGTTTTTAACAATATGCGTATATGAACGACTGTGGATAGTTTCAAAGAAGTCCCAAGCAACAATACAACTTTCAAGTTCAGGTAATGAACAGTAAGGCAAAAATGCCAAACATGGGCCTCGACCTTGTACACTATCTAGTAGTGTTTGATACTTTAAGTTACTTGTAAAGATATGCTTCTGCTCTGGACGGAAGTCTGCATAGTCTCCTCGATCTTTTTGAAGACTAACTTCTTCCGGTCGCCAAAAATAACCTAACATGGTTTGGTTAAGTTTATCAAACTCTGGAAACTTGAATGTATCGTATCGTTGTGTGTTTTGATCTTCACCAAAAAACATATTCTGCTTTGTGAAGTCTACTTTGTTTTTATTAAAAACTGTCTTTGCCATTATCAATCGGTCCCTATTATGTACTATTCTTATAACAATACACTCGTTGTTTCACTTTGTCAAGTGTTAAATTGCACAACTATCACAAAGTTCTTCATCTGTGCTAGTTGTTGGTTGTTCTACTTCAATTGGATTTGATGATTCTTCTTTAGGCTCATCGTCTTCCATTCCTTTAAAATCATATGTATTCTGATAGTAACTTGTCTTCCAACCATATTTGTATGTGTTTAATAAATCCTTAAACATAACACTCATTGGTACTTCGTTATTTTCAAACTGCGTTGGATTGTATGACCAGTTACCACTAATGGCTTGATCAAAAAACTTTTGCATTACCGCAACAACGTTGATGTAACCTTCGTTGCTAGGCATATCCCAAAGCAGTGTATAATGGTTCTTCAGTGTAGTATACTGCGGAACAATCTGCTTAAGAGGCCCTTTCTTGGACTTCTTAATGGACAAGTATGCTCTAGGTGGTTCAATTCCGTTTGTTGCATTTGACACAATGGAACTGCTCTCCGAAGGCATCTGTGCGGACAACGTTGAGTGGCGTAACCCGTGTTCCTTAATATCATTTCGTAGAGATTCCCAATCATAATGTAATTTAAACTTTCCTAACTCGTCAACGTCTTTCTTGTATGTATCAATTGGTAAAAGTCCGTCTGCGTATTTAGTACGTTCAAAATACTCGCACTTACCTTTTTCTTGTGCAAGTTCATTTGATGCTACTAACAAATAATATTGAAACGCTTCTGATAGTTCATGTACAAGTTTCCATGCTTGTTTGTCGCCATACTTAAATCCGTTACGGGCAAGATAGTGTGCAAGGCCAATGTAACCAACTCCTAGTGAGCGTCTTGCTTTAGTTGATATCTCAGCCGCCTTTACAGGATACTTCTGATAATCAATAATTTCATCTAATGCTCTTACTGCTAAATCGCATAGTTCTTCTAAATCGTCTAAGTCTTTTAGTAGTCCTACATTAATTGCTGACAAAATACAAAGTGCAATTTCACTTTCTTCGTCATCAATATGTTGTAGTGGCTTAGTTGGTAATGTAATTTCTTGACACAAATTGCTCATGTAAACTGTGTCTTTAAATGAACTATGTGTGTTAGCATGATCAACGTTCATAATATAGATACGTCCTGTTTCAGCACGTTCTTTTAATAAGTCACCAAACAAGTCCATTGCTTTAACAGTTTTCTTTCTAAGTGTTGTACTCTTTTCATATTTCTTATACAACTTTTCAAATTCTTCTTGGTCACTGTAAAATGCTTCATATAGATCTTCTACATCATGTGGCGAGAAAAGAGTGATATCTCCGTTAGACAAAAGTCTTTCATACATTAGTTTATTAAGTTGAATTGAATAATCTAGTTTGCGTACACGATTATCTTCAGTACCTTTATTGTTCTTTAGTACTAAGATATCTTCAATCTCATAATGCCATAATGGAAAATGGACAGTAGCACTACCACCACGTACACCGTTCTGTGTACAACAACGTACTGTGCTTTCGAATTTCTTTAGAAAAGGAACCACTCCTGTATGTGCTACTTCTCCGCCTCTAATTTTTGAGTTGATCGCTCGTATTCTTCCTGCGTTAATTCCGATTCCTGCTCTCTGGGCAGTATAACGTCCGATAGCCATATCAGAACTAAAAATGGAATTGAGAGTATCGTCACTGTCAACAAGAACACAACTAGCAAACTGACGAATAGGAGTTCGTACGCCAGCCATAACGGGTGTGGGGATGTTGATTTTAAAAAGTGAGGTCGCATCGTAGTATCTCCTTACATATTGCATTCTAACTTCACTAGGATAGTTTGCAAATAGTGTTGCCGCAATCATCATGTACATATGCTGAGGAGTTTCAAACAGTTGACCTGTTGATCTATCTTGACATAGGTACTTGTCTACAATTTGTCTCAATCCTGCATAGGTAAAGTTTTCATCACGGTTACGTTTAATATAATTGTCTAATACATCGAGTTCTTCTTCGCTGTAGTTTTTAAGGATTTCAGAATCATATACGCCTCGTTCAATATTAATCTTAATCATGTCATTAAGGGTTTTACCTTTGAACTCACCATATACATCTTTATATGTTGCATACAATAACAATCGTGCCGCAACAAATTGATAGTTGGGGTTATCTAGTGTAATCAAATCATTTGCTGACTTGACCATAATATCTTGAATTTCTTTTGAGGTCATACCATCATAAAATTGAATGTGTGATGACATTTCAACTTGTGATGCACTAACTCCTGCTAATCCTTCACAAGCAAATTCTACTACTTTGTGGATTTTATTAACGTCTAATGGTTCGCTTGTTCCATCACGTTTAACAATATTAATTCCTGTTCCGTTCGACATGATTCTTGACTTCCTTCTTTAATTTCTTGTTTAATATTTAGTGGGTGTCTGACATAGGATACACCTTTTGTGATATCCATGATGCCGGAACATCCGTTCTATTAAAAACTTTACCTAACATTGGATTGATGACTTCTTCATCCACTGCCAAAAGCATAAAGGTTTCTTTAGTTTTGTTATCCGTACTAATATGTATCTCGAACTGACTCTTAGAAAACCTTTCAGTTAATTGTAAAGTATAACATATTCCGCAAATAATGCAAGTATCTGTATAACCATTTTTGTAAATTAATTGCCAAGGACCTGGCCAAGTCTTCTGATCCCACATATCTACACTCTTGTCGTGTATTCTTGGTGCTAGGGAATATGCACGGAGGACCTCTTCGAAAGGAGTATCACTGTATTGTAATTTTTCTCTTAGAGATCGCCAATGTCGTAATCGTTCTTCAAATACTTCTGAAAACATTTATTATATCTAACTTTTAATTTTGACTTTGTATGTGAAGTTTGCATCT